CCGGATAAGTTAACACCCTTATTGGGGTATTAGTATTACAAGTAAGAGTATTTAATAATAGGCCAATAGCATAATCGGTTAATGCAATCGCCTCATAAGCGATAGAAGGAGCGGTTCGAATCCGCCTTGGCCTACCATTAAGTACTTTTATTAATAAGTAATATGGATACGGTGATAGTTCTAATACTATCCACCCTTGGGGAGGCTATTGCCTGAATAAACCAAATGAAAATAAACTTGCATAGTACGCAAATAGGGCGTAAGGTAGTTAGAAATAAAGGGGAATTAAATATGAAAGTAATTGATGAGATTGAGAGCGCCTTAACAGGTAGAGTGGTCGCTGCTAGAAACAAGCCTTTAGTGTCTGCCGTTATAAATGAGGTTAATTTAGAGATGCAGCCTCACATGATAGAGCTTGATGTGAGGCTCCGCATAGGAGTGACTACGCATTGCTACCCACAAGACAAACGGAGAGCCATTGAAACGGTGAAGGATCGGATATTAAGTATTATATTCGGCGAATTAATAGCGGACGTGCATGGAATAATGTCGGCTTGCTACGAAGATGACACAGAAAAAGCCTCGCTCATCGCATCTAATCTACTTGATAAAATAAGGTGAATGTATGAACGATCAAGTAATAGAGCTATTAATAGAAATAAGAGACTTATTGAAAGATAAGTTTGAGCCGGTGAAGATAAATTCTCCGCGCACAAAGAAGTTTGTAGTGCCGTATGAGGATATTGTGGCCTTATACCATGATATTTTACATGAATCTCCTAGAATAGAATCATTAACGCCAAAAAGAAAAGGTTATATTAAATCGCTGTGGATTGATGACTTGCCTGAAATGAAGAACTGGGCTAATTTTTTTAGGTATGTGGCTAAGTCTGACTTTCTTATGGGTAAAAGCCCAAAGATTGAGGGTAGGACAAGATTCACACCTAACCTTGAGTGGATAACCAAGCCAGAAAACTTCCTTAAAATATTGGAGAAATCATATCATGGCTAGATTTACAGAAGAAAAGGCAGTAGCAATACAATCTGAACCGACAATGAAAGAACTGTTTGAGGAAATAACTCAAATCATACAAGGAACACCGCCTAGAGACTATCCTAAGCAGTTCTCAGCTAATGCACACGAAGCGGCTAACCATTTCATAGGTTTAATTAAATTCCAGCCAGCGTGGTCTGAGAAGCCGAGAATGGGGGCTAACGGGTCAACATGGCTCTGGCCGTTCAGAAGCCGAATCATTATGTTATTACAGAAATACATTTATGCCGATGATTTACTCAGAGATACGATTGATTCAGCTAGGGAGATGGGCGTGGATTGGCGTGGTGACGACTTTATCGAATTAGTTAATGTCATGAATGAGCACGAAATAATGAATAAGATCGGCGTGAAAGAGTATCGAAAGCAGGCTATTGCTAAAATGAAAAGTCTGAGAATTGGGTGAAAATAAAGAAATATCTTGAGAGGTGGAGATGATGGATAGAAGAAACAGCAAAGAAACGCTTTTAAGAAGAATACAAGGCTTAACGAATAAACTAAATAATGTTTATGAGGCCGGAGAATGGGGTATAGCCCACGTCGGAGCGGCTAATTATGCAAGCCGTGAACGTGAGGCCAATGAAAAATTGCAGACAGCTATGTATGGCGTATCTGATGCTTAACAATCAATTTTGCCACAGAATGATTAATAATAACTTTCTCATCAACCAGGGATTTTATTATTTTATCAGGCGTATCTATCTTTACAGCACCAATAAAGGCATTAAGTTGAGACACGGTTGCTATATGAGTAATCATTAATATAGTTATAGACCAGCATAAGTAAATAAGCAAATAGTTATAAGGAGGATTTATGAGTAAAGTTATTGAAGAAGCTAAAGAGTTCCTAGCGAAAACTTACGAAAAAGAAGGGTTTAATGTCCATGAGATTATTAATGACTTACTCAAAGAACTCGAATCAAAGAACAAAGAGATTGAGCGATATAAAGCGGCAGCCAATGAAATTGATGTTATGGAAATATGCAGCCCTGAATCTGATGAGTGGATAAAAGGATTTGAAAGCTGTAAGCATGACGCTTTAAATATATTGGAGCCGTGGCCTGATGATAATCTAAAGGAGCAAGAGGAATGAGCGATTTGTTATGTGCTAGAGAGAAGCGCCTGTTAAAACGAATGATGCTTTTATACAGTAAACAGCGAATGCGCGGCCAACGCGACTATAACGAAGAAGATGATTTTGATTCAATAAAAGCCAAGTTGCTGCCAGTAAAAACGGAAGATATTAAGTGCCCCGGCTGTGACGAGGTAATTACTGTAGATAATGCGGGTGGGTATAGAACTTATTGCGATATATGTGTTGATCAGATGCCGCCGATGCCAAGCGAAACAGATAGTGGCAGCGGTTATTATATTGAAGGTAGATTTCCAAATTTTGAATGGATTATAATTTTAGACGCATAACTAGGTAATAGGGGGAGATATTAAATGTCTGATTACAGGAATCGTGGAAAAGCTGGCTGGTTAACGTTAATACCAGCCATAATAGTGATTGCATTTTGGGTTACGTTTATATGGAATCTAGTGTCATGAGCTTTGATGAATTAGCCGACGAACACGGCGTAACTCGACAAGCTATTTCGGATATCGTTAACAATAAAAAATGGATTGATATATGAATATATTAAAAGAAGCTAAGAAATATTCTAGACTGCATAAAAATAATTCAGAAATGAAAATGTTTGAGCCGCTGAGATTAATTGGTGAATTAACAGCCGAACTCGAATCAAAGAACAAAGAGATTGAGCGATATGAAGCGGTTGTTGAGGCGGCTAAAGAAGTTAAAGCTCAAAAACCTAATGTCTATGGCAGCACAAACGAAACCAACTCACATGAGGCATTAGTATCTTTGTACGAAGCCCTATCTAATCTAAAGAAGCAAGATAATGAGTGAGTGGAAAGTATTGGAAACAGGCGGGAAAGTTATTATTGAGTCTAATGATTTTACTCACGATGTTTGGCTTGAGCTATCTGGGGATTTTAAAGATTACACTCAGAAAGCTAATTACGCTATCGGAATTATTAAACTATTAAATAAAACCAGAATCACCGAACTTGAGGCAGAGCTAAAAGTAAAGAACAACGCTTTACTGGAAGCGGCTGATGATGTTGAAAAGCAGAAAGTAGTGGGTGAAGGTAGACGCTTGCATTATTCAAATAAATACCGCGCTATCGCTAAAGGAGAAAAGTAATGATTGAGCTACCGCATGATTTTTGGTTTTGGGCTTTTTGGTGGCTGGTAACTTTTAATGCGATTATAATACTAAGGCTAGACGCATGAGAAAACTAAGCACTGAAACATGGAAACGTATAGCAGAAAAGCTGGGGCATGGAATTATAGAAATTAATGCTCGGCACACTAGCTTAGGTACAAGAAAATCAGGCCGAGTTTCAATGCACTACTTTGACCCAGAAAACAACCCCGCTCTGATACTTGAGATTATTGAGTGGCTTCTTGAAGCTGATGCGTTTTATTTAACCTTTACTAATGACGAGTATCAGTTATCTAATTGGAGTTTTGCACAAACGCAAATGTATAGTAAAAGTAAAACTGTAACCGAAGCCGTACTAAACGCAGCAGAGGAGTTTGTAAAATGAACGGAGATTACAAAAACAGAGGTAAAGGTGTGAACTGGGAAATTATAGTGATAGCCATAACAGTGATTGCATTTTGGGTTACTTTTATAGTGAATTTATTATGAGCTTTGAGGAATGGCTAAGAACGGTTTGCTTCCAAAAACCTACGCCAGAGGCTTATGATTTGGCTAAATCTGCATATAATTTTGCTATAGATAAAGCGGTCAAGGTTGCTAAAGAAGGGCATAACTACACCCCCACATCAACAGCGCATAATATAGCAAAGAGAATAAAGGAGCTTAAAGAATGAATATGATGAGACTTTTTGAAGTCGGGGACGAAATTGGCGGGTACTGCAATGGGTTTTTCGGTAGAGATGACTATGAAAATAAAACATGCGTGATGGTAACGCCTAAGTATGCTGTGTTTGAATACTGGGAAACAGGTAATGCAGCAGTCTTAAATTATGAGGATGGGCTTGAACAGAGCGCAAGCTGTGAAAACTGGCCAACAACATGATTGATGGAATTACAGGGCTAACAGGGTTATTTATACTGGCTATAGTGGTTTTACTTTGTAGGTATTCTTATTATTTAGGGATGAAAGAAGCCTTAAAGATATTGGAGAGAGAAAAATGAATGACGGTAAAATTTTACTTATTGGGCGGTTAGTTGTTTCTTTAGCCGCTATGGTTTTTAGCGGTTACGCGCTATTTGAGGGCGTTAGAGGGTGGGGATGGTTTCTTTTTGCGGCAATTCTTATATGTCCGTCAACACTCAGCGAGTGGAGAGACTAATCCCCTCTAATCTCTTTCATCCTGCCGGTACACTCAGCAACAGATTCTTCTAATCTAACCGCGTGAGAAGCTATGTCACGCCACTTTTTACCCTCTAGCACAGGTTGCTTACAATCTACCGTTAAGTAGCTGCTAGGGCGTACTACTCGTTGTGAGTTGCTGCAAGACTGAATCTGGAGCGTCAATATCAATGCAGCCGGTAGGATCAGCAACTTCTCTAATGGTTTTAAGTTTCTCACGGGTCTTTACCTCTAGGGCTTTCTTTGTTTTCTCTAATTCCTTGATAACCTGGCGCTCTTTCTCTTGATATTTAGCTATGATTTTGACACCGGAGGCTATTTCAGAGTTTATACCGGCTTTATATGAAAACCATCCCACCCCTGTCACCAATAAGGCGATACCAACAGCACCGGCTAATAGCTTATACATCTTTGTTTTTCTCTCTGTCACGCCACATATACAGAATACCAGTGATAGCAACGCCATACTCAGCCATTCCGCCGCCTAATTTGCCAAACCACAGCATCGTATGGAGTGCAATGAAAGCAGCCACAACCAGCTTTAAGGTGGTCGATTCTATTAGTTTATCAATCATAAGAAATATGCTATGACGTTAAACGCGATATAAAACACTATCCCCCCGCCAAATCCTTGTAATCGGCCTTTGTTTTCAATGCTAAGGTTATTATAAAGCTCTTTAAGTTTCTGCATTAGTGATCTTCCTTATGTTGTTTAACGTGCTTTTTAATCAAGTTACTAAATATAGCATTACAATTACATTTCCGATCAACGGCTCTTGGTTTGTAGTCTACTAATGTTTCTATCGTGCCTTTCATAGCCTCAGTTAATTCTGCTTTCTCCATGCTGTCTACGCTTGAGAATGACCATCCAACTGCGCTACCCATGAATAGGAGCATCGGCACTATTGTAGCCCATTTATCGAGTATCAGCTTTATCCATTCAAAGCGAGTAGCCATTAACTTGCCTCTGCAAACCACTTTTCATTTAATTCAGCCAAAGTATCGAGATTGGTTTCGTTTGGCAATAAGGAGTCAACGCCACAGTTAGGGCATAGTCCTGTAGTGCCGTCATCACAAAAATCAACTACGTCTTTTGAATCTTGCACTCTGATGCAGAAATAACAACCGCATTTGCTGCTTTTCTTAATCTCATTAAAATTGTATATGCTTTCTTTCATTAGAATACCTGTAATTTTAACCAATAATAGCATATAATGTTAGGCCATAGTAGCAGCTAGGCCATGCAAGCCGAAACAGGGGATTCGTTATCCCCTTGCTGTGAACTTTAAAACGATAATTCACTCACGGAGAATTGCTATGGTCGACATTAGAAAAACATCAAACTGCGTTTCGCACAAAAAACTAATATCTATTATAAATTACAACCCAATCACAGGTGATCTCACTTGGAGAGCTAGTAGAGGCGGCACCGCGGTAAAAGGCTCCATTGCTGGCAATATTACTCCTCACGGCTATAGGATAATCTGTGTTGATTATAAGCCATATAAAGCCCATCGTTTAGCTTGGTTTATCGTTCACAAAAAATGGCCTAATCAGATAGATCACGCCAATCATATTCGTGATGATAATAGGCTTTGTAACTTAAGAAATACAAGTTTTCACGGGAATAGCGTCAATCTAACAAAAGCAAAAAATAATAAGTCTGGAGTTACTGGCGTTAGCTGGAGTGAGGAAAGGGGAAAGTGGGTCTCGCAAATACAGGCTCATGGAAAGAACGTAGGTCTAGGCAGGCACCCAGATAAGTTTGAAGCGATATGTGCGCGCATGTCGGCTAATAACAAGTATGGCTTCCACGAAAATCACGGGCAGCCTAAAACTTAAAGTTGAGACCTACACTTGTTCCAACGCTTCCGCTTTGATTGGCGATCTTGCCGCTGAATAGTAGGTTTTTGTTTATGCGCTTTGCAAGTCCTACTGCTATGGCTGTCTCATCATTGTGAGCACCAAAGCCAATTCCTATCTGATATTTGCTTGATAAGAGGGTGGGGTTGATTTCTGATACTGCGAGCGCCATTGCTTGCGAGTTGCTATAAGTAATCGATGGAGAGCCTTCTTGAATAACAGCCCCATGAGGGTCATCAGCGTTTGCCATATTAGACAGTGCCATCAATAGCATTATAATAAACCATAGCCCTAACAATTTCATTTTCCCATTCTCCTTTCAATCCAATCAACCATAGGCGTGCGGCGTTTTTGCTCTCCTATGAATTTAGCCCTTTGCACTCTAGCAAGTCGTAATTCGTCAAGTATAGCTTGATTAACTCTGCCCTGTTCTGATACCTGGTATTCCAAAGCAATAATACGGTTAATTAATGGAGGGTCGGTATCTAATGTTTTAATGACATAAAACCATTGCCCCAATGAGGTGAACATTGTAATTAATACAGCGGTTATTAACCCGATTATTATTTTTTTATCTGTATGCCATGTTTCTTGCATTTTAAACCTCAATTAGCCCGTTAACGTAAATTGTTTTACCGTTTTCTCTTAAAGCGGTGAGTAATTGGCCACGTGGTGCTTGAGCCATTCCTAAATGAACCCATCTACCAAATTCGTGGATACACTGGTCAAAGCCTGGAATGTTCTCAGCTATCCATTGGGATAATTCGAGCGGGGTCATGGAAGGGGTAGAGATGTCAGCAGCCATACCTTTCATGTGTGCTGAGGTCTGAGAACCACCAATAGCGTTATTCAGGTAAGGGCTGCGGTATCCAGAGGACACAATAATAGGAGATTTAATCCCATCTCTTATTTCCTGTAGCGTCCAGGCTAATTGAGTCAAATTAATAAGAGCCTCGTCATCTGGCGTGTTATCAATACTGTTACGGGCTGCTGTTTGTGAGAAGGTTAGCTCGCTTATGGAGAAATTGGGGGGCATGTTCATCAGCAATGCTTCCCTTTTGGATCGAATTTATCCAGTGTTTTACACATGAATCTGGCAATAGACCCTTTCCATGTATCCGCATTAACGTGCCTTTGCAATACGCTGGTAAACAATAAGTCATCTTTATTGAAATGAGGTAATTCCAAGATAAGCCCTAATGTATAGCGGAATAAAACATCACATAATATCCCTACGACTAATATGGGAGCAAACATAATCTTTTGGTCTAATGTTAGAGAATCCTTATATTTAGCAACGTGCATAATTGCCAGATATAAGGTAAGAGTGATGTAAAATAATCCTGTTGAATAAAGTAATATCATTTATGGAAACCTCCTGACATTATGGATGTTGTGCTGAATATGAACATCATACGGCATCAATAGCAGTTATTAGTACATCTGCTATCTCCTGTGATCCAGTTGCGTTAGGGTGTAACCCGTCACCGCTATCATACGCAGCGGCTAATTCATCAGTATTTGTAACATCCCCTAAAGCGGTGTAAATATCAGCATAAGGGATGTTGTTAGCTGTAGTCCAAGCCAAAGCAAGCGCGTTGTATGCTTCTAAATCAGTTTGCATAGAGGCTGACCACGGTTGGCTCCCAACCCAATTCCCGAAAGGGGCGATATTTATTAATGCGAAATTCTTTTTGTGCGCTATAGCTTGAACGCGCATCGCAATAACGGCATCCAATATTTCTTGTGGCGTATGAAGCTCAGACCTTATATCATTTACACCACCTTGAACTACAGCAAAACCACCATCTGCTATAACATCTAAATTACCATCAAAGCTGCTTCCAATAACGCCTGTTAGCTGATCGCCAGGATAACCAACGCTTGTAATTTTGTCGATATACGGGCTTGTCTCATTTAATTTTGCAGGCCAATCAGTTACATCATCAGCAAAAGAATCTCCAGTGCCAAAACCTGTTTGCCAATTAGCCGTTAATACCCCGCCTAGATATGCAATAACTTGTGCCCTAGTTGCGGCGTCATGGGCTGCTGAATATACAATCACTTCCTGAACTAGTAAGTTTGAATAATTAACCGTGGTATTGCCGTTACAGCCGAGGGTAAACCCTCCCCCATCATTAGAGCCAAAGTCTCCGGTTATCGGTGTGTTATTGTCTATTTGCAATACTGAGGACGCGCCGTTGAACACGGCTACAACAGAGCCATGTGACCCTAAAGCTAAATCACCAGAATCACTGGAAAATAAACCCGCATAAGCCGCTATTTTTGGTGTGGACGTGTGCTGAATCAAAGTCATTGAGGCCGCGCTATTGCCATCATAGATGTAATCTAGGGACGCCCATGACATTTGTTTTAATAAAATGTAAACAGTCTCAGGCTGGACTAACGTAAACGCATCGGCTTTTAAGAAGTTATCAACACCATCAAATAATATAGAGCCATCCACTTCCTCAGACGGCATATTGGTATCAGCCCCTTGCTTTAAATGATTTCCATTACCTGAAACATCATCCCATTGACTTACGCCTGCGCCGGTTACGGTTATTCCAGAATTGAATTTAGTCCACAATTCAAGATTAGCTAGATCAGACGGCAAGAAGCCTGCGCCACCTATGCCCATTTGGTTTTGCCAGCCTAATGATACAAACTCCATTACAATCTCCTAAGCAGTTATAGCAGCTACTTTCAGAGTGCTATCAACACCATGCCATGTAACTTCATCTGCCGTATGTTTACGACTTGTTGAAGCAGTAGCAGTTGGACTTGCAGCAAACTGTACATGGCCTGCTGTGTCTAGCTGGACACTAATAAACTTTGTGTTTGCGTGGAACGCATCTGATGCAGCCGATGTGCCTGTAAAGGTTTTCTTTTGAACGGCCAAAGGCGGCTCTTGGGGTATCTGCAATGATGAAGGGTTATTGTTCTTCTCATTACTTGGTGCGATATTCGCGTATTCTGTGATGTACATTATAGCCATGATATTTCTCCTAAATTTAACCTGTAATTATTTCTGAATATCCTGCTCCGCCAGCACCGCCTACTCCAGCATTTCCTGAGTCTGCACCGCCGGAGCCTCCGGTGACGGTTAATGTTCCGCTATTAGTGATTGTGCTGGCAGCTAAGACAACAATACCACCACCACCACCACCACCTGAACCGTTAATAGAATCTGTTGCTGGATCGCCGTCTGCGCCATCACAAGTAATAACCGCACCGGATTGAAAGTCTATTGTATCTGCAACAATAATTAAGCCGCCGCCGCCATTCCCGCCCTTACCGCTTCCCGCACCTGTACGATAACCACCAGAACCACCACCTGAACCGTTAACTTTATATAACTCTAATCCGGATTGAGATTGGATAATTGTTTGTAGTCTTGCACTCACAGCAACACCAGCACCACCAGCACCGTTAGCTCCAACAGGGCTTTGCGCTCCGCCTGCTAAAGATATTCCTCGGATAGAAGAGACTCCGCCTGCACCACCTTTGTCTGTGGAGTCGGATGATCCGCCGCCACCACCTGTTGCTCCACCGGTGCCTGCGGTTCCTGTGTTGCCGTCAGTTGAAGTAGAAGCCTGCGAAACACCGCCTGCGGCTCCTTTACCATCGAGATCAATAGTGCCTATAATAGTCACGGTTCCGGTGCAGCGAATAATAAGCCAGCCACCTGTAGCTTCTGTTACATCTATAGTTTGACCAGAATTAAGTGTCCATGATGTGTAGTGGTATTCTCCTGAATCAAGCGTTGTGGTTGTTGATGGGCCAGTCCCGTCATCACCTGATCCGTTATACAACAATCCAGAAGCCAAAGTTTTATTAATAATAGTAGCCGTACCATCTGCTTTAGTATAACTAACACATTGCCAATCGCCTGTCGCATACTCCCAAAATACTGCAATATCACCTGCTACAGTTGTTATGTTGGCTGCGCCAGGGAGAATTAAATTTGTTGCATGATGAGTTAAAATCAGAACATCATCAAATTGTAAGGTAACATGAAATCCTATTTTTACCGTATCAATAGATGTAATGGTTGTTGTGCCGGTTACATCAAAACTTTTCCCGTCAGATCCAAGTGCTAATGCTGTTGCAGAGGCAATGTCAGCACCTTTACCTATCTGCTCTACCTGCTTTAGTGAGATATAGCCGTCACCAGCCGCATTAAGCTGAACAATAAAACTTTCATCGTCCGTGAGGGTTACGGTATCAGTTGAGCCATCTATTGTCTCAGAGCCGGTAGCGTCGATGATAGTTGTAGTGCCTGAACTGTTTTTAACTATTATCGTGTAACCTGCTGGTGCGGTTGAAACAGCCAGCAAAGTGATTGTTACAGAAGCAGAGGTCACTTCTATTGTTTTTTGGTGGTCGCCTGCCAAAGTCGTATAATTTGACGTTTTAGCGTCAGGCCCTATATCTGCCATAGCCACTAATTTAGTGTCGATATTTTCAATTTGCGTTTTAAGTGGATCGCCAAGTTTATTTTTATGTGTCGCCCACTTTACTTTGTTGGCCTCTGTTTGAGTGCCGTCATCAGCAGGAGGGCTAGTGTTGTAGCCACTTATTGCTTCTGTAGTGTATTTAGTCCCCATTCTGATCTTCCTCTTTTCTTAATTCATTTAACTTAATAAGGATAGCTGCGCCAGCATTAACATTATTTGTTTTAGCAAGCGTTCTCAATAAAGTCACGCCTTCTTTTGAGCTAACATATCCAGCAATCGCTTTTGGGGTAAGCACCTCTGCCCCAAGCCTTGCTATGAACGTCCTATCCATAGAGGCGGCAACACCGGCTGCATTTTTAATAAATGCGCCAAATGAGGATGCAGCTTTAGAATTTGAAACTATAATTCTTTGTACAGACCTAATGCCATCCATTACTTGCCTTCTTGACGCTGCGGTATTGAACACCGCCTTAAAGGTATCTCTTGATAATCCGCTTTTTAGTTTCAGCATCCCTTCTGGACTAAATATATTTTGGTCGAATCCTTTGGTAATAGCAGATTTCTTTATTTGATTCTCAATCCAGAATCTTTGCAGCCTGCCTTGTAGGGTTGGATCTGTTTTAGATAGCACGCCCATAACGCCCTTTATCTGACCGCTATTCATGCTGGCAAATGTTTTCTCTATGCTTTCCGCTGTCTTGACCGTTTTAGGCCCAAACAATGTACCAAGAGCAGATTTCTCTAATGCTTTTATTGCCTCACTATTTTTAGCGTAATTGTCTCTTGCTATCTTTAATTCTGCTGCACCGGCAATCTTACTATTGGCTGCCGATTTAAGATCCTTCTGTATTGATGAGAACATCTTTTTCGCCATACTTCTCTCTATTGACGAATCAATATCTGAGAATATTCTGCCAGTTCCTTTTGATGCAGCACCAAATGTTTCCAATAGGTCTTGCATCTGCTCACCATTAATTTTACCAGACTTAAATCTTTTAGCTATCTTCAATAATTTCTTTGCGAGCTTGACCTTTTCTTCGCTAGAAGAAGTCCTGTTTTTAGACAGGGTGGATTTAACTGACTCCATGAAATTGAATATAGGTATGTTTTTCTGGCCGCCACTTGCCTTGCTTACGGCGGCATAATCAATCTTTGCTTGTTTCGCTCTCGCCCCAACAAGCCCTGTACCGGAAGAGGAGTCGCCTAATGTCTTTTTAAAGACTTTCTCCAAGTGCGTACCAAAATCTTTTTTAGAACCGCTAAATTTAGCAGCAGTACGTTTCCAGAAACTTAAATTTTGCTGTATCTGTTTTGACGCTAGTTTATTTGCTTGCCTCTCTCCTTCAAGAGTGGCTTGAGATATTTTCTCTAATTGCAACGCAATCGGATCATCAGTTACCTGTGATAACTTAAAGTCAGTCTTTGTTCTTGTGCTTAACTCTAATGCTTTTGTTGCCTCTTTTGTTCTAGCAGCCTTTCCTAGCATCTCTCTTACTTTGTTTCTTACTGCCGGAAATATATTAAATAGCCCAGATAAAGCAATACCTACCCCTGTTCCCTGTAGCGTGTTAAACAATCGGCTCTCTTCTGAGTCTTTCGGTATAAAACTGGTTAATCCTGTAACCCCGCCAACACCACCGCCGATAGCCATAGTGCCTTTCACTGTTTCTCCAACGGGTAGCTTTCTAAAAACAAGTAATGACGGTATGGCACTACCTACGCCTGCTGATATATCAAACTCAATCTGATCGCCAAACTCTCGATTAAACTCTTTAGCAAACAGCTTCCTCTCTTCTGTTGTTTTGCTTGTGTAGGCTTCCGCTGTTCCTTCCTCTACTATTCCCATTTTTTCAGCAGCTTCTAATGTGATCTGCTTCAAACCTTGCCCTGATTGAACAAAGCCTTTTGCTCCTGAGATAGCGCTACCCACTATTGTTTTCTTGGTTGCCTCTATTTCTTCTGCTGGAGAAGCTATTATTTGTGCCGCCTTAGCCACACCTTGAACAGCATGAGGCAGCATATCTATAGATAAAGATTCCATAAATGATTTTTCCGGCGAACCACCAGAATCATTAGACGCAACACCGCCATCAATAATGACGGGGTTATTCTTAACCTCTGATTCTAACTGGTCTAATAGCGCATTGGGATCTGTCCCGTTGGCTTCTTTTTCAGCTTCGAGTTTAATTAATAATTCTTGAGGATTAATGGCCATAATTATCTATTCATCAGGCTGTGTAATCGCCTTCTATCTTTCGGTAACATCTTATTCCATAATCCCACATCAACATTATCTGGCGCAGGAGGGAGATTTTTAAAATCATCTAAAGGTAATCCGCTAGATGAAACCTCTTTCCATCCGCCCTTTCCGTCAGACTCAGACTTATCAGGCGTTAAACCATTCTCCAGGACATATAAAAGCCTTGCTTCGGCAGCCTCGTAGGATTTTAACACGCCCTCCATTTTTGCTTTAAACTGTGTCTTACTATCGCCATCAAGCAAGCCAACGCCGAGAATAGGAACCTCTTGCATTAATCTAGGCGTTTCTGCTGCGTTCATAACCGCGCCAGTCCTGTCTCTGATATGTTGATTTAGATTCTGCACCGTATTTCTTGCAAAAGTTGTAAACTCTCCAAGTTCTTTTTTGCTGGCCTTGCTAGAAGGGACGCCTAATTTTTCAAGGAAAGCCGTGAATTTAATTGATGCCTTTGTTCCAATCTCTGTAAACTCCGGCCTAAATCCAGCTCTTATTGCTTTTATTCTGTCCTTTCCTTGAAATCCTTTTAATAACTGATCCTCTATAGCGCCCTGCGTTTTTTTGGTGAAGGCTCCTGCCCCGCCAGTTTCAGCTCTTGTTGGAGCCTTAGTCCAGTTAGGTTTGTGTTCAAATGTTGAAGCATCAACAATCTGCCCTTTACTATTCTGGACGGCCATTACAGGATTGCCTTTTTCATCTATCGCGTTAAATGCTTTGCCTTTTGGTTTATCCCTTCCCACTCCAGCTACAAAAGCTAATTCATCCCCGTATGCCCCCATTAAATTTCTCTTTGTTTGCGGGGACTGATTGGAGTTTTGAATAGAGTCTTTTGCACCCTCTACTATTTTCAGTACTCTTGGATCATCAACGCCCATTTTCTGAATAAGGGCAGATTTAGCAGAAAGCCCGCCGACAAGAATCTTGAGGTCGTTATCTCTTTGGGTTCTGTTTTGGAGGTTTATTTCGGCTTGCTCTGCTGCTTCATTGGCTGCATTAATCTGAAAGACCTGCGGATTCAATGCTCCGCCAAGAGCGTTCATAAACTTGCTAAATTTCTGTCCCATTATCTTTGCAATCCTGAGTCGTCATTATCTTCAAAAGCACTAGCAAGCCCGCCTGCTAATCTGCCCATCATTCTATTTGATGTGGCCTGCGCTTTTGTCGCTAAATCTGCATATTTTAAGTCACGGCCTTTTTCAGCCATGTATCTATCTATTTCTTCGCCTAATCCTGATAGGGCTTGGGAAAATTGAGTATTCGCCATTTCATTAAACATAGCAGAGAAGTCATTTTGCAACTGTAACAACCCTTGCTCTGATTGTATTTGCTGGCCAAAGGCTTGAGAGCGCACGTTTTGTCTTGCGAGGTCAGCTTGGTTTGCAATATCAGATCGCCGTCTGTCGCCTAAAGAACCTTCTAATCCAACTTGTCTGCGGGCAAACCCTTCTTGTTCAGAGATTTGCTGCATAAAGGGTTGTGCAGCGGCATTAGATAGAAATTGACGATTCTCTCTTAATAGTCCTAAACGACTACCTAAGTCGCCTTGCATTTCGCCCACTCTATCTAATCCAGGATGGACAAGGCTTGGATTATCAAGCGGATCAGGTGGTACATTAGCTGCGGTTGCGCCTTCGGCTGCGCTCCTTTTTTGCTCAAACCCTCTTTGTAATATAGTCATGAGATCGGGCCTGCCTTGACTGGCAGGCTCCTGCACAACAGGCCCCTGATCGCCAAATAAAAACCTTCTGGTAAAGTCAGTAGAAGCCATTATACCTTCCTCTTCAATTCATTTATCTGCTCTTGTTGTGCTTGAATAGACGACATTAGTACGCCAACAATATCAACCACGCTAATAGTCTTTTCGCCTTTCACGCCAAACTTCTCATTGAAGTCCTCTGCGTAACAACCGATGTGCTCGACTTCTTCGCCGTTGTATTTCCATTTTTCAACATTTAATTCCATCATTGAGTTAAGAATCTGTTGATTGTCTAACGGGCTTTTATCGTGCTTAAATGTCCGGCTACTAAAGAATTTACCGATAATACTTAATCCCGCGCCTGTCATTTCACCCCTAGCCGTTGCTTTATCAGTCCTGATGCCCTGCTCTGTCAGATGAATATCGACAAGCTGCGATAATAAATCTCTGGACATTCCTCTTGCTTGGGCTTGTTGTGCGAAATCAGCCTTACCTATCGCTTCCTGTAGCCGTAATAATCCACCTTCTGATCGGTCAAAAGACTGTGAAAGTGATTCAAATTCATTAAATGCGCCTGCTTGAGCCTGCTCCATTGTTCTTCGAGCATTAATATCAAATGTTTCTGTAGACTGCCTTCCAAATTCTCCACTCATACCCGTTTTTCTTTGCCTTTCTCTAAGGTTAGACCGCTGATTTAAAGTGGATTGCATTAATGGGTTCGTTCTGTTGCTGATAAAATCCTGTCTTGAGCCTAATGATTCTCTGGATTGCTGTAAGCCTGATAGGGAGTCTCCTACCATGCCAATACCTCTTTCTTTTCTGGCCGCAATAGCTGGATCTATCGTTACCCCAAACTCATCGATCGAGCTCTCGCCGCTTGTAAAGGTTGGCCCAACGCCTCTTGATTGAAGCGAAGGTGGCGCAAGACCTAAGCGTTGAGCGACTAAATCATCTTCGCTGCTGCCACTAAGATTAAGTACATCTCCGCCTATCTTTCTATTAAGATCAAGTAAATCGCTCATTTTCTTCCTCGGATATAATAAATATACCTATCGCCTCTTTCATCGCCATCAGGGATTTTAGCGGCATATTTCAAAACACCATATTTCGATACATGGTTAAAAAAGTTCTTTGAGTCTTTTAGTGAGTAAACATTCACTATCCCAATACTCTTATCATAGCGCATCATTTGGAAAAAGCTCACCGCTAATCTTAAAATATTGCGCTTGGTTGCCCATTTAAACACTTCTAAATGTGGCTCTAATTCCCATCCATTGTAAACAGCGCAAACCATTGCTACTGGTCCATATCCACTTTCATATTTTGCATTTTCATCTTCTATCAGCCATTTCTTTTGATAAGGATTAATTTCTTCCATCATACAATTAGCAAATTCTTCTTGAGATACTTCCGGGATCTTAAACGATCCCTGTTTATAAGCACCCCATAATATACTCATATCCTTAGTATAACCCTGTTGGTCAACTAACGACATTTCTCTGATATTCGGCCGACTCGTTTTAAACAAACGGTCTCTGCGTTCTTTAGGCTTCATTACGCCTCCAATGTGATGTGATCTACTTGAAAATTATAGATGGAATCCGTATTTACTTCAAAAAAGAAAGATGGGCCACGCCCACCAGGAGAGAATCGCTGAGTTGTCAGCTTCCCATCGAAAGCAAAGCCAGCATTATAATAAACTGTGTCATTGTAATAAATATCTGCTCCGTAATAGGGTGGTGATGGATCGTCGGTTTCATCACGACCTTTTAGGTTAATAGTAGCGGTTGTTACGTTATATTCCTCAGACCAATCGCAAGACATATTTAAGTCAACCGCCCCTTTTCTTCTGTATTGAACGGAGCCAAATAACATACCTTCCTTTGTTTTTAATTCTTCAATCAGGTTTGTACGCCGTTTCATCTGGATGCCTGTCGTACCCTCATCCCCGTCACCCCCACCATTTAAGTCGTATATCTCGCCGGTTGCTCCGCCAACATAAACTGAATAAGTAGAAAGCCCCGGCCGTCTAATTCTCACAGCAGCCGAAGTATTGAAATTGAAAGTCAATGCTGTCTTAAATATTCCCCACGGAGAAGAGTCAGTCCCATACAGATTTTCCTTATATAAAACTAAGACCTCTCCTTGAACGAAGAAATAGATCTTCTGATAATCGCTATCATAAACCGTAATAGCGTCTGTAACGTCTTTTACCGTATCGGGTATCCATCTCGAAATATCATCAACGGTCACGTCACCAGAGGCGTCTGTCTGTCTCAATGTATCTATCCGGCCTCCGCTACGCATTAACGCAACATCATTACCGAAATTAACCATTGTTTCTGTGCCGATTGCTGCAGATCCAGAATAATAATCAACCCACCTATAATTAGTGGCATCATTCCCTGTTAGGCGGAATAACTTGCCGTCGACACTGGAAACGATTAGCTCTTTATTGAATTGAGCTACGCCGTTAATAGGCTTTAAGTCAGGTGTAAGGATATAGAAAGCCTCATCTGCTGTTACTGTGCCGTCCTCTGCTCTTGCTGCAGTATCAAAATTTTCTATATTCTCAAATGCTGATGCCACCATTAAATGAGGAGTGTCTGATGAATCTGTTGTTACGTTAAATAACCATAATCTTCCGTTGTGGACTGCGCCGTATTTAGCATAAAGAGTGACTTCGCCATCCGCTGTAATAGTGCCCGTGGCAGGCGTAACAGTGCCGGAATCCACCGCATACGTTAGGGTGGTGGTTGTAGGAACGGTTAATACTTCATGCTCGCCATTATAGCCTGCTTGGTCAGCACCGATAATCGTTATTAGGTCGCCTATGGCTTTTCCATGTGCTCCTGCGTAAGTTACTGTTGCCGTAGAGATTGATCGCGTTATACCTGTGACAGAAGCGCCCGCAGCGTCCGTTAAAGCAGTTTTGTGCCTTGTGCAGGATGTGCCGTCCCATTGCATTAAAGGGGTATTCTTGGAAATATCCACAATAGATAAAACGTCATCTAGTGGGTAATAAACGCCTCTTAATTTAGATCCTGTTACCAAATTAACTGTACGCTTTGATGTGAATGTTGCATCTCCGTCCCATAAGTAAATGGTTGGAGTAGAAGTGTCATCATCAAATATGATGGTTGTTTCAGAATCGTCTCTTTTGATTAACTGCATTATTCCTGCAATTTCACCGCCTAATGTAGAGGTTCCTTTTAAATCTAAAGGCTTTCTTGGCGTTAAATTGGTATCACCAAAAACGAGGTCGAAGTTATACCCTTCCTGACATTCATTAGGTTTAGTGCCGTCATTCTCGTTCAAACCGCCATCAAAGGTCATTCTCATTGATAGGTGTATCCATAAGCTCCTGTAGGATTTGTCCTACGCAGCAAGCTCATTAAATTAGCCTTGCCTGTTGCGTACACGCTGTCGCGCTCTAATCCTTCAATAGGTTGAGAAGTAAACATGAATTGGAATCGCCTTGCCGCCATATCAGTGAAAGCATCCGATTCTTGTTGGGTGGTAAACGGCATTATATCGGCCGCTACAGTGACATAAACAGACTTCTCATACGGGAAACGGTAAACAACACCATTTACGTCTGAGTTAGGGACCTGATAAAGGCCAATCTGTTTAGTAGAGGACATAATTTGGTAAAACCATCGAGGCTCACCTGGCTGCTCTCTATAGTCCAAAATCTGTCTGCGGAGCTTTTCTTCTCCGCCAGGATATTCATTTACTGTAATATTTTCTGAATTACTGCTTCCGTCGAGTTTCAATAAAAAAGGTTTCTCACCTTTAAAGCGGATAAAGTCGGCAGGAAGAGCGTAAAGCCTCGCACCTGTAGCCACTGTAATAGTGCCATCAGCTTCCTCGAAAGGAATGATTCTATCTGAGGTTAATTCAGTTAAAGTGGATTGAATAGCAATCTTTGCTATCTGCAAAGTCGCCACATGCTGCGTATCGTCAAATGTCGTTAAATCATCATCATCTGCACCGATAACGGTATTAATGCGTAAAACTCTGTTTACAACTTGAAGGAACGTGCTCATTATCCAACTCGTCCGCCATATTTGGCGCGTAAACCCTCAATAATAACTTCTGCAAGACTCTCAGGAGAACGATGCTGTAAGTTTGCAGTTCCGCAAATATTAGGGATAGTAATTCTAAATTCTTTTGGCTCATGGCCTGGCGAATAAACATTAATTAAGACTTTTGCATCTGTCCCATCAATCACTTTAGAGACAGCTTTTTCTATCTTTTTAATTGCTTTTTTCTTACTCATGTAAACCCCTCAAAGAAAGAAGGGGCTTTCGCCCCCTCTAATAGCTTAGATGTCAGCCGATAGAACCCGAACTTCGTATATCCAATCGGTATTAAGTACAACGCCAGCATGGAACGCTTTCCAGCCTAAAGAGCCTACTTCGTTTAATGGATCTGCAACACCAGAACTACCCGGTGCGTGAGAAATCAACTGAACGGCAGGGATAGTATCGCCGCCCTGATATATTTCTTTAGTCATTGTTTCACCAAGACCAACAGAACCCATCGCTTCCTTACCATAAACTAAGCAAGAGTAAACATCATTAGTGCTTGTACCTGCGCCGCGCATAGCATTTACTGAGGTAGTACCTGCAGCAGACGTTACTTGTGCAAGGGTAGATACACACCAGCGTACTCCGCCTAACGTACCAAACTCACCCGGATAAATCGCAGTATGAGAAGCATAATCTTCAACAGGAGTGAAGCCTGTGATTTGACGAATATCTTCTTCAACGTCTGGATGGCAAGTACCAAAGTAGCTTGAACGAATTGGAGCAGAACCAATTTTAGTTGAACCATCACTTAGGCTGTCAAAACGCATTGCGTCATTACGGTTTAAGTTATTTACAACAGAGCGAATATCGGCCGCCGTGATAGTAGTGATTGCAACTGCGTCACTTGCAACACCGCCAGCATAACGCTTGCTAGTTGCGCCTGTACGGATAGCTGTTTGTTGCAGTAAGTTTAATGAACGACCAGCATTTTCACCTAATGTATCCATGAAACGCATAGCGCGAGCATTAACCTGTACCAAGTCAACTTCTTCGGTCAGAGTGATAACATTACCGTATTTAGCCATGTTAGCGTCAATACGGGTAACGGTTGGGTTTACAGCATCACGGCCATTAAAAAATTCCGCGTTGCCAGTTGGCTCACCTAATGCTGTAGTAGCAGCGGTGAGGTTTTCGATGCGCTCATATCGTACTGAGTAAGCACCTTTGTTTTCCATGAGTTCACCCGGTAAAGATCCGTTAAAATACGGCATGTTTGCGCGAGCAGCTTTTAAAAGTCCTTGCATCAGGTAAAAGTTTACCGGAGCGGTGACGTTTGTTATTAAGTTGGTAATTAAAGCAGCCATTATGGCCTCCTATTAATAACCCAAATTCTTGGCGTTTGTCCAAATAACTTGTCGCTCGCCTTCTGTAGTAGCGTTTGCTAATGCTTCTTCAAGTGGAGAGCTGTATTCAGTAGCCTTTTGGGTATTGTTTGATTGAGTTGATTGTTGAGCTGCGCGATGATTTTCGGCAAGCTGAGTATCGACACGTTGAAACTTTCCGTCTAATTCGTTTGAAACAGCACTAAGGGCTGCGTCAAATGCTTTCGGGTCTTTTCCTCGGTTGTCCCATGCAGCTTTAAAGCCTGAATGTTCCTCTGCTCGCTTCATAAGATAAAGTTCGGCCATTAAAGGATCTATACCTTCGACAGACTCGGTTATCTTTCCTACCGCGCTCTTAATGTCAGCATCAATAATCTTTTGAGTATCTGCTCGTGCGCGTGCATCGGCATCTGCTCGTAAATTTTGGACTTCTTGCTGTAGTGCATTTTGATTATCGCGCGTGTCTGTTGCCCACTGATTAAGTGAACCTTCGTCATACGGATCAATATGCGTAGATTGTGCTGGTTTAAACTCTTGCACGTTGTTTTGCACTTCTTGTGCTGGTGCGGCCTGCACATTAAACTCTGAAATAACTTCATCTAATGTTGCTGGTGCTTCTACTACAGTTTGTTGCTCTTGGCTAACGTCTGTGTCACTCATTCTAAATCTCCTGGGTTAATACCCGTAATTGCTTTAAAAGCCAAGTCAAACCCTCGTTGTTCGGCTGACTTTGCTTTCCATTGTTCAACTTGATCGCTTACCGATTCACCCGCTAAAGGATTAAAGGGTAAATGCTCAGGTCTAAAACTAACCGCTTCTTTTAATATCATCCTAAAAGAGTCAGCTTGTAAGTAATCTTTTCGTATCCCGTTAAGGTTTTCGCTCATATCTCACCCATAAAGCAAGATAATAACTTCATCATCATCCAGCATAATCCGCGCCCTGAGGTTAATCTCTGCACGTTTTCGGTCTATTTCGGCTAAGTCCTTCTCAACTTGAAGTAAGGACTCACTAATTAAAACTAATTGTAGCTCATATTCTGATTCTAGCCTAATTTTCTCTTGTTGGTCGGCTGATGACTGTTTAGCTTCGGCTTTTACTAAGCTAATTCTTAACTCTTCTTTTTCGCGTAATAGTTTTTCTTGTTCTTTATCGAGGTCTAATCTTATCTCTTCCTCGTACTCCTCTATTCTTTTAATGCGTTTTCGTAATGCTTCTCTTGCTCCGCTGCCTTCTGTAGCAACATCTTGAAAGAAGATGAAAAAACCAGGCCCCATAGGGGATGATTCAAGCATCGCCGTTTGCCGCTACATAATACCCCGCTATTGTCACGCTAACATTTGTATCTGTTGCTGTAGCCACTAAAGAAATGGCTGTACTAGCTGCTAATTTAAGCCCCGTTGCAACTAATCTATCGTTTTTCAGAAAGTCAATCTCTGCAACCGTCTTTAGATTTGTCGATAAATCTGACGGGCTTGCCTCGTAAATTGTTAATGTTTCTGCTGTAGTAGCTGTTCCAAATGCTTTAGATGTTGTCAATAACATACTGTCAATTATAAATTTCCTACCTGCCGAGGCAGGGACTACCTCAAAAGGAGTCACCGCTACATCAATGAGCTTGTAATACGCCGTTGAATAAGAGATAGGAGCGACAATAAGCTCTCCATTAGCGGAAACTAGAGCTGCCGCTTGGCTTTTATCATCCCATATAGTTACGTCTGTCATTATGCTTCGTGAAGAACCTCAACCATAGACCATGTGAATGTCACGCCGTTTGTCGCGTTTGCTGTAATAACATTAATAGCTAAAGCGCCTCCAGGAGGGATGATAATATTTGAAGATGTTGATAAATGGCTTGATTTATTATCAAGATTCCCAGCGTGGAAAATATTAGCCACTTTCGTTAAGCCTGTCAGTCCGGTTGCATCTGTCGCATAATCCATGCTGCCGGTTGGGACAGTAGAGTTACCTATATTTCTGGAAGCTACTTGGCTTGGAAGAAAAGTGGTATTATTGCCAATCGTGCCAACTGTCACCTCATCAATGTCCAGTATGCTTGCGGCATCTAAACAATGGGCACGCATATCAGTCATGTGATAAAAGACTTGGCTGGTATTTTGGAACCAAGCCACATACGTTCCTGCATTTGCAACAGCGCCATCTAAATCAATAGACCAGACTTTGCCACTCACTTGGTTAATGTGGCGATCTTCTGATTCGCTTGAAGCTGCTATCGATCCTCGTCCTTGCGAGTCTATAGACCACGCATACATTTTAGCGCCAATGCGCCCGATAATTTCCTGTGCCATTATGGATTCTCCTCTAGATCAACCTTATGAAGCATTGCTTCGTATTTAATTAAAATGCTTAGTTTTTGTGATATTTCATTCAAAACTGTAACCATATCCGTTTCATGTGTTTGTTTTGCTGTTTGTACTGGCAATGGATTATTAGTATCTATTAATGCAGCCTCACCATTTTCTCCTGTTGCCAGCTTATAGATAGGGTAATGGACGTCCCCAACCTCATCAGTCGCAACCTTTACTCTTCCGGTTGCGGTAGCCGGATTAACGGGAATATTATCAGCCATTAGCTATCAAGCCTTGTTGTTGGTTGAACTTCTGTTATAAAGCCTTCTTTGTCCCGTATGATTTTCTTAGGAGCTGCTGCGACTTTTGCAAATTGCTCAACCATAGCTTCAAATTTCTCCATCATGGCTGTCATTTTTACGGATTCAGACTCTTCTCGTTGTTCATTATCTGCTTCGGTCGTATCTTCTGGTTTTGTTTCTTCTGCAATAAAGGCTTTAAACATCTCAAGTTGTTTATTGTTTTCGTTTTTCTGCTCTTCAAGATTGAATTTATTGACTGCATCTTGATCTTTTAAGTCAGCTTCACGGCTAACTTTCGCCATATCGACTTCTGCTTTAGCGGCGATTTGATCTTCTTGGTTATCTTGCTTCGCCATTTCAATGGCTGCTTTGGCTTGGATTTCTTGAATTTTAGATTCTTCACCTTGCTTCAACTCTTGATTCTCAGCTTGTAACGCTTGGGCTTGCTCTTGGATCTGTTTCATCTGCTCTTGCATTTGCTGTAGCATTTGCTGTGCATCTTCTTTGCCGGGAATATTTAGGAATCTTTCTGGATTCTTATTACCTGCATCTTGATACATTTCTTTAGAAAGTTTAGGTACATTAATCTGACTACCCGCTCCAATAGAGAAAAGAAACTGAGTTACTTGCATTGTGGCTTGTTGACGCTGAGATTCTTCTAAAAGTCCTTTTGAGCCAACAACATCAAAATGCACTGTGTTTGGAAGGTCTTTTTTTGTAAGGACAACAAAATCAGGGGAGTTCATTTCCTGAGAATAAAATTGATACGACTTTAAATTAATCTTATTTGATTCATGCTGCAGATAAAGGAAAGGTCTAAGCCCTTGTAATTCATGTTTATCTAAGAAGTCCACTGTACGGATCTGACCGCCCTGACGAGTTCTCTCAACCTCTGTGGCTGTTTGTTCGGTGCTAGATGACATACCTGAGCGAATAGAATCAACAGAAGTACCTTTTTGTAATTCTGACACCTCAAATTGTAAGGCAGTCAAAGTAATGCCGGGGTCGCCAACCTCAACAACTTTGAAGTTTGCCATGTTTTTAGACGGCGTTTGAGAGCCAGGAATCATTGGTATCCCACCATTTTGCACCAAATCTGGATCGTTACCATCATAAACAACAGGAGGCTCTTGATGTAATTCAACGCCATCAATTAGTTTATTAGCTAATACTGATGCTATTTTCTGAGTAGGAGACATTTTCATTAACGGAGAAATGAAGTAAGGGTTTCTCACATCAAGTCTTTCGTAGCCGTTATAAATGACTCTTGAGTGAGGTAGGTCGTTGGGTTTGTAGTAAATTAACTTATCCTTAATCGCCCCGCACCGGACGTTAGGTAAGTAAATATCGCTTCCTTTTGTGCGCGGAATCGTTACATCACCGTAAAACCATGTTATTTCGTGGTCTTTGTCTTTTGGATCTTCTAAATCGCTTATCGTATTTATTATCCAACCATCGCCTTTCATGTTACCAATAGCGTTATGACTCATGTAAGAGCAGATAATCATAGAGCCTGTATAGAATAATGTACCCGCCATTACTGATGGGGCATCATCTGGATAGCAGTTCCACATTGAATGAGGAACCCATACAGGCGCGTTAATATCTTTTACTGTGCCGTCCGGTGTGCTACCTAACATTGAAATATCTTCAACAGTAGAAACATAACCGCCATGATGGAGCGCTTCTTTAATTGAGAGGTCAGTACGTTGTTTGAGGCCAAAATCAAGATGTTGTTGAGCCATCAATGCTCTTAATGCACCATCGGCTATTTCTTGGTATTCTTCTGGTGTTACTTGAGCTTTTTGGATTTCTTCTGGACTTACTTTGATATGGGGGTCGAACCATGCTCTATTCTGAGGAAAAGCCATTCTGCGTATATCGGCACTCAAGACCTCGGATGCCCTTGATAATTCGCCTAATTCAATGGCAGAGCGCCAATCATTCGTCCTAGACTGGGGATTCTTCTTCTGACGAGACATTGATTCCATCGATACTTGACGGTCAACCTCTTTCCACATTCTCTCCGCTACTTTACGGTATTTATTACCACGGCGAGTTTCTAGTGTTTTTTTGATAAAGGCAGCAATACTCTCGCCATCTTTACCTTGAAGGGTTATTTTTCTCTTTTTTACAGCCATTTCTTCACCAATTAGAGATACCTTGTCGGGTATTCGTTATCTTTCTAGGCTGCGGTTTTATACTCGCAAAGCGAAGCGACATCATTGCATATCGGGTCGCACTCATTAAATCATCTCGTAAGGCAACTACTTTTCCGTCCTTTCTATGGTACTGACGGCGCTCTTCAAACCAGTCGTGTAATTGAGAGAAAACCTTGAACCTTCCCTCCTCCATGCGCGTTAGCATATCAAACAGCCCCACCTCGATACCATTTCCGCCCTGTCCTTCCTTTTGGTTGGGGCTTGGAGGGTTAGAAAACTTGCTTGGGAGTAAGTTTAGACCTTCTTGGCGATAAAGTGAAGCTAAAGGTACGCCAGAGCCTTTATCGGTGTTTAAACCATCGTGAGGCCATACTACGGGCATCCATGCCCCGCGCTTCTTGATTGCGCTTGCTTGCATAGGTGGTAATGCTTTTGAAACGCGATAAGCGTCTGTCACATAGACAATATCTTTATCTCTGTCCCATGCGAGCCAAACGGCTGCAAAAGGGTGATCCCAACCAAAATCAATGCCGCATAACTGAGGCCAGTACGAAGGTATGGAAAAGGGTTCGATTTTAATATCATCTTCATTGATTGGGAATACAAGGCCAGACCCCATTAATGGAATACCTTTAGAGCGCATATCTCTTTCGTGAGGAGGGAGTTGAGCAAGAATCTCAGCTTGTCGTTCTTTGGTCATGTGACCAGCATCATCCCATCCTGCCTTCACTAATGACTGCCCTGTGGTGAGATTGTTAATAAACCCATCAACCACCTCAGTAACACCTTCTTCCGGCGTAAATGTCAGCATTAGTAATGATTGTGGTCTTGATATGGTTGCTCGAATGAACTGAGTCCATACGTCTTGAGGGGGTTCTTCATCCATCCACCCAACATGAAAGCGGATACCCATATATGGATCAGGTCCCTGCTCGTATGCCATGAAGCGTATTTTCGACCATTTACCGGAAACATGCCTTACCATAACCGCAGATAGGGCGTTGGGTACACCGGCTTTTCGTGTCGTTTTACCTAAAAGGTGTTTTGGGATAGCCCCAGTACCAAGAGCTTCTTCTGAGAAAGGGTCGCCAAGCAATTCATTTTGTACCACATCTCTTACGGAATCATTTGATTTACCTGCACATACACAATTTACCGCCTCGTTAAAGCGTGTACCTTCCCACCAATCAGGATATACGCCTGTTGTGTGCATTGCGACTTCCATCGCCGCAGAGGTCGTTTTACCAATTTGGTTAGCGGTCATTAACGCACGCTGTACGGCTAACGCTGAACTTTCATTAGGATGCTCGTATCGTCCTGATTCATAGACCTCACCGGCTCTTGCATGATGAAAGGCTTTTTGAAACTCATAGGGGATGTAAAACTCTACTTTGTTTTCTTCTTCGTACTTATTAAGAGCTTCAAGCGTATTGACTAATTCGGCTAGATTATCACTCATCTTTTACAACCTTTAGCTTTGGTGTGCCGATTTCTTTCTGTAGTTTGAATATTAAGTCACCGGCATACTTGTGAGCCTTTGCTGCTACCTCAAGTGATTTGATGACGTTTAGGCATAATTTCTGTTTTTCAATCTCAGTCATACCCATTTCTCCTCTACCCATGTGCCTTTTACTTCATGCGGGTCAGGCTTGCCATGAAAGACCACTATTTTACCTTTTGACTCTGATTCGCAGGCAGACATTCTAAACGATGCAAAATCCCCATCTTGAAATAAATCGGCTGCGACATAGTTCGTAATCCATTGTTGATCGCCTTGAGGGCATGATGCCATTGCCTTTTCCTTATCTTTGCAGAATAAGTCGTAAACATGGCCGTGTTCTCCCCCTGTCATTAACATTGCGGACGAATTGTAGGTATTGTAAATCCAGTCCTTAATCGTGACGAATTTCTCCGTCCTCTCAAGAATAGACGAAATATCTTCTGTTATCACCACATCAAGGTCAAGGTAGAGGAATCGCTCGCCAGGTAAGAAGTCTGGATTAAATAGTTGGATCTTATTCCACCACCCATCAAAATCTTTTTCACCCATCACCACTTCACAATTCTTTCCGTCCCAATGGTCTGAGATACACAAAAAATCAGCATCAGAGTATCGTTTAACCATATTATGTAAAATATTCACATACTCGGTTTTGTACTTCCGACCGTAGTGGACGCATACGACTTTCACTCGGAAGCCTCTATAATAATCACGCCTTCCGACATCCTTAGCGATACGCTTTTCCCGTCAGGCGTTTTTATTTTGTAACCGTCAGAAAACCCTTCAATCGCAGAACGTAAATCACCTAAATCAGACAAGCCTCTCTGCTTGTCTCCCATATACCAGTTTTCTCTCAAATTATTTCCCATCATATTAATATCACATCTCTTTGTACGCGCTCTTCGATTTTATACCCAAATTCGGCAATCAGGTAATCTGTCACTTGTTTTGGCTCAATATCGTAGGTCAGAGGGACTTGCTTATTCTCGATCACAATAACCGGATGAAACTCTTTAATCGTCTTACGACCACCTTGTAATGCGAATAATTCATACCCTTCAATATCAAGGAAGATTAAATCGCACTTTTTTAATTCAAGGTCATCAATCATCATGGTAGGGGTTATTCCTCCGCCGATAACTTGATATGCCCCGCAATTATTGGGAAGGTGGTCTGCAGACTGTCCTACTTCCACCATTTCGTGATTAGCCCCCAAAGCAGCTTGAAACTTAATAATATTGGAATCAGGACAATTCCCAACCAAACAGTTAAAGTTTTCAGGATTCGGCTCAAAGGTATATACAGCCCCCCACGTTTTAGCAAATTCTTTAGCGAATACTCCACAATTACCTCCTGCTTGAATGACTACGTTTTTCTCTTTAACGTACTTGTCCATTAATTCGACTTTAAATAATTCTTTGAATATTGCATCATAACTGTGAATATCATCATCAGGCCAATACCAGCCATTCCTTATCTGCATCTTAACTCCTAAAGTCTGGATTTTGACTGTCTGTGTACATGATTAAATCACCTCTAAAATAAGCAACAATCATTACCGTTTCATTTACCCCAATAGGCATACCGTAGTCAGGATATAAATTAGACACATCTTTTAGCTTGTATTTGCTTTCTTTCTGTAGGTCTTTAAATGTTTTCATTATTTTACCCCCATTATTTTAACGCTCGAGTGCCAGCGGCATAGTTTCTGTTCAAACCGCCAATTCAGCGCATTATTCACTTTATCAAACCCGCCATGCTCCATTCCCCGTTTAGGCAGCCATACTTCGGTTGGAATACCCAAAGCACCCGCAATATGCACAATGGTGGTCGGCACAGAGATAACCTTTTTAAGTCCGGCAACAATAGAGAATAAACCATCAATATCACTTTTAAGGTCAATGGACGGTACTTTCAACCCATTGTGGTCGTCTACCCCGTATTGAAGGGATAACCCGTTGGGTTCGTCTATGTCTACCGCCCCCTGTCGCCCCACCCATGATATTCCCGTCATGCCTTGATACCTTGAATCTATATCCGCCGTAAGATATGAAGTGTTCGGAAAGTCTGTTTTTGAACGTCTGTACCATGTTGGTAAGTCTCCCATTAATATTTGAGCATCCCATGACCGTCCATCTGCCCATGAGTCGTCTGTACCCCAAAAGCCTTCGTTGTAATGCTTTCGCCCAATGAACTCTATTTTCGGGAAATTACGCGCAAAGATATTGACGAGCCTAGCATCACATTCAACTGTAATGTTAGTAGCCTGTATTTCGGCAAACATTGAAGCAAATAGTATTTCGTCACCAAGTCCCTGCTCTCCTAAAATTAAAAGATTCTCTACTTCCTTTCCATCCCACCACGGAGCCAAATCAGGAATAAGACTATCACGGGGTTCTCGTAGCCCCCATCCCTCCCAATCATAATTACCATTGATTAGGTTAGCCATACAAAGACGAAGCATCCACTCATCGTCTAAGGTGGTTCTCATGCTATTTTCCCACTTAGGGTTTTTAGTGTCTTTTGTTAACTTGCGCAGCAAAAAGTTTTTTTTGAGGTTTGAGTCCTGCGTCCCCTGGAGAATTAGAGTTCTCATTGCAGACTCAATATTCATCTCATCCTCCCAATAGCGCCCTTCAATATTTCGTAGTCTTTCAACTCAGCCTTCTGCTCTAAAATAATAATAGCGTACCGAGGCCATTCATCCCAATTAGAAATGGTTGTTGGGTTCAAGCCAAGCCAGAGGGCAAAGTCTTTCTGAGTCATGCCTATCTCTTTAAGTAAATCCAAACTATATGGCATTGAAAGCCCCAGTAAAGGTGAATAGAAGTGCGATTATAGTCATTATATCCTAAGAATGGCAAGGGGGAATACTATATCAATGAAATATTAGGGTTAGTGCTATACGGGTATACCATTCCAAGAAAGGGGGGCATAAACCTCACACGGAAGCCACAGAGCCATACACAGAGCGGGTTATTCACCTATAAGGCCGTGTTATCAGTGATGCGACACCCAAACCGGGATAGTCACAAATAAGAAGAGGCATAATATGTATTATGACAAATTAGTGGCTACTAACAGGCTTACAATGGCGTACGTATGCCGGTCTAGGGCTCAGGTATCAATTGAGGGGCAGCGTGTAGAGCGTATCAGCCTGCCAATTGATTAACCAATGGGATAGCGTAGGTCTTACTGATTAAAGGGCTTAGAGAAGGGCTGGCAGATGGGGCTATATGGCGTATTGAGGCCAATGTTATGTGATTGTTTTTATAAGGGAGAGGGGAAGGGAGGGTAGAACACATACAATATTGATGTATTCTAGAGCTTAACTAGTCCTTATACAATAATGGTGTGTTTAGATGTAGAACGTCATCAAGCATATAAATAGCATACATAAGGGGATAGCGGGCTTTACTTCTCTTCTGCAGCTTTCTTTGTTATTGCCTGGTTGCGCTTTACTTGTTTAATAGCCTCAGGAGTTAGCCAGTCTTTGACCGTTTGGACAATACCGGATTGAGAATGTTGTCCTTTGCGCTTGCTAGTGTTGTGATTGTTTTCCATGTTCTATTATCTCTTTAGGTTTAAGTTGCTCTATTAGGTTATCAGGTAAAACACCGGCCAATAGTTTAGGATCTATTCCTTGCGCTGCAATGCTTAACCTGGTTATGAGTTGTTCATGTGTAACTGTCTTTTTAACTTCGATGATTTGAACTGCATCATGACCGGCTCTGCTTAGCCAAGTATCGGCAGCTTTAAGTTTGACGGCTTCCTGTTTACCGTTTAATGCTAGTTCTTTGATAACATTTAACATTAATGGAACTTCACGCTTATATTGTTCTCGTCCGTGTTGGTCAATCTCTTCGGCTAGTGTGTTCTTCAATTTTGAGGCTTTACTGGCTCGGTTTGCTTCGGATACGCCAGGATAAGCATACTCTACCGCTTTGACGGCTGAACCTGATTCTACATAATGCTCTAGCCATTCGGTCTGTTGTTTGTTCATTCTTTACTCGTTTTTAACGGTGTTTAATATCTATATTATAGTATAAACGGGTCATAAATTAAACTTATATGGGTCATTAAAACATTCAATTGGGAATATATCGCGCATTGCTCTATTGTTTGGATAGTTTAACAAAAGGGGCAAAAAATGGAAAACTTTACCTGGTTCATTATCACAATAGGCTGTTTCGCTTTCTTGGCTTATCAATCGTTATCTACTTTTTAAGGGGTAAATTATGCAATTAATTAAGGTTGAACTTATTAATAACATTACCGGCCAGTCATACAGCTATCAAGTACAGGTAAATAACTGGACGCAATTCTATAACCGTCTAGGCGTCATTATGGAGCAATTAGCCGTAATTGAAGGCGTTTCACCGGCTAACATCTCACACAACATAACAGCCGTATTACTAGCGGCATAGGGGTATAAAATGCAAAATATTACACAATACAGCGATCAAGAATTATCTTTACTTTTCCTTAACGACGAACCGCTATACCTAGCGGCTCAACAAGCTGGCTCTATTAATGAATTAAAACAAATAGCCGATGAGTATTTTATATATGATGATGCCCAGCTAGCAGAGCTTGGGCAAGATTTCATGGACGGCTCATTTGATTAATAACTAATTATAACATAAAGAGGGTAATAAAATGAATATTAAAGAGTTTAATAAAGCTGTAGCAGAGAATACACCGGCATGGATTGATGACGGGCTTGAATACTATGATATTGATTCCATCCAGCGAGGCGGCTGCGCGAGTGGTGCATATATGCCAGCGGTTACTTATCACACGGCTATTGAGACAATGGGCGAACACGGCAATGACGTATTGCAATACATCGAGGACAATTACGGCGAATTGCCTGAGATACCAAAGGGCGAAAGCTGGGGCGGTATCGCGGTATTTTTCTTATCGGCTGCTGTTGAAATATGGGCCGGTCAATTTGATGTTGATAATGTAGAGGATGCAGCATAATGGGATATTTAATACTAATAGCTCTAATTATTTGGGCTTTCGCTGTCTCACCTGTTATAGGGTTACTTCTTTTAATTCTTTTGGCATTGGTGAAGGTGTGAAAATAGACAAAAGCGTACTAATTAACTATCGAGTGACCATTAGCGCCTTGTTACAGGGTAAAGGTTACCCGATTAATATCGACTGGGACGACCTGGAAGGTAAAACCATGCAGGATGACGCAATCATACAGGCGGCCATTGTAATAGATGACGCATTAAAGGAGGCACTATGAACGCTAGAGAAGCGGCACAAGCAGAATTAAGACAAATGCAAAGACTTGTTGAGCGCATTAATGAGGCATGGGATCAAGGGCGCATTAATGATGATCATGATACGGTTATACCAGAAGAATACGCAAGCCGTATCTCTATGCTGTTGGAATCTTAATCTTTAGGGCGGCGCTCCTTGTCGCCCTTTCTTTTATTCCAATTTATTTGGCCGTATCCTTCTTTATACTTTTTGCTCGTAGGTACTGAGCAGATATAGTCGCCCGTGGTGTCGTTCTTTGTTGTTTTACTTACCACTATGTTAACCAGATAAAATACATGGTAGCAACAAAACCGCTCACTATGGCCGCCCCTAGTATTACCTCAGCAATTATCTCCATTCGCGCCCCTAAACATAATGCAGTATCAAAGTATTTATATAATACACCTAATACCACTATAGCTAGGCTTGTCATTTGTATATCGTATATTAACATCATTAAATATTACCCCTTTTTCATTGTCTCACTATAATCTTCTGGATGCGGCAATAATAAACTTAGCCTTTCCGCGCAGTACATTTCCAGTAATTCCAAGTAATCACACATTTCCTTATTGCTCATCTTGCTTGTGTGCGCCCTGATTGTCCTTTCCTTTCCGTTTATCTCTACTGCTTTTCTTGGTAATAATAGGTTTACAAAAAACTCATGTATATCATCTGTCGAGTATATCTGGCCTTCTGATTCTCTTATGTGCTTTTGTATGCAGCCATTCCACATCCACATCAGGCGGTTAATCGCATCACTCCGTTTCTTCTTGTAAATGCTTGTTTCAACCAATATAGGCTTGTCTATAGTAGCATTTTCCAGTGATTTTATGAAATCTTGCTTATCGGCCTCGGTCTGAATGATGGTTGTTTTCTTCACTTTATCAGCGTCATAATCGCAGGCGTTATAAAAAACACAACCGCTATACCTATAAATAATATCTGAAAAAACAACGGGAAATTATCGGCAAAGCACTCTTTATATTTGGGGGTTTTTGTAAAAAACTCTTTAATCGTCATTTAACCATCCCTCTATATTCTTATCTAGCCATACTAATTCGTTATCTTCACCGGCTGCTTCTGATAGCTTAGCCAGTTTCTCAGATTGTTCTTTTGGCAAGATGCCTATGTATTCAACTGTCACTTCAAGGCGCCTGACTTAACCATCTCACGAATAGTATCTTGCACCATATCCTCATAAAAGAAAAAGTAGCTGCCGTTCTTAGCTATCCAGTAAAGCGCGTAAATGACCGCTATCGTAACAACTGTACCTATAATACCTATTGCTATGTCTTTCATAATTTACTCCTTTGTAAGTGAATACTAGCCAATCTGTAAATAAATATTAAATTTAGACTTAAGAACAAAGATCAAAAGCGTTACCCAAGTGGGCAAGGCGATTAATAGCAAACAAGTAATAACTGAAAGCACTTGTTGTTGTTAAAGCTATTAGAGCGTTAACCGCCTTCGGCCTTATTTGAATGACGAGAGAAGTTACAGTTGTTAAACTGCAAAACAATGATCTCACTCTGTAAAATGGCCGTCAATATCTCTTTGTGGGTATATCGTGATAACCCCTTGATTATCAATAAACATATTTACACTGATAATCGTGAACTTCCCGTCTATCACCTCATAAAAGAATATTTCTCTCATTGCTCTATTATTTCTATTGCTTCACTAACACAAGTACACCAGCCACTTACAGCCCCGTTTTTACTCACTAAATCAAGAAACTCAAATTGTTCAGGCTTCGGCTTTTCCTTTGGCTTTTTTATTTCCAAAGCTATCAAGCGACCATCCCGCATCTGGCCTAATATATCTGATAAACCTTTAAAGCCTACCGTGACATATCCGCCTCTTACTCTGAATGAGCCTGCGCTTGTGACATATACCCATGCCACATCGGGGTGGTTTCCGAGGGCTATCATTACGTCTGACTGTATATCGCTTTCCTTCATTGGCTTTCTAATCCTTGTTATATTTCATCCCATAACATCGGAACAATATCATCCATCAATCTACAATATTCTTCGCGGCTAATTTCGCCAGCAGAGTAAGCGGTTTCAATCGATTGCCTTTCAAATTGTGTTTGCGTCATTTTGCTATCCTCACTTAACGTATTTCTGCTTGTTCGCATAGTATTCAATACGCTCATAAGGCATCTTTAACCGCATTGCTATCGCATTAATTGACAGTTTGGATATTGCCCTAGTCTGTTTGTTGATCATGTTTTCGCCTTTCTCGATTGATTCGTGCATCCTCATCCGGTCTTTTTCGTCAACTTTCATCGCTTTTAATCGTTTAAGCTCTATTTTGTTGTTGAATCGGTTATAAATCATTTCTTCTTTTTCATCTAGCCAGGCGTCTATCTTCTTACATTGGTTGTAAGTCAATTCAATAGGCTTTCCCAAATGGATAGACTGAATATCCAGCATTGTTATTTTTTCCACTTTTTTACTCCTTTCAATAGCTGCTAGGACTTTCTGTTGCTTTACGAATGACAAACCTTGTTGGCCAGATTTATTCATTAGAAAGGTATCGAATCGCTATCATCAAGCTGATTAGCGTTGCCTGCGGTCTGCTGTCCTTGGTTAGAGCCCTGTGGTGGTTGGCTTTGTTGATATGCTGCTTGTTGTTCTGGTTTCCAGTTATTCACGGCACAATACCATTTCCCTGCTTTGGACTCTTTAACATCAATATTAATCCAGTCATCTGATTTACCGCGCAACCAATTACCTAAATCAGCCCGCTTAATCGAAATGGACATCTTTACAAAATCAGGTGCTCCGTCTTTTGGTGCTTTTACAATTAATCCGTCTACAAATTCAATATCACTCATTTAAAGATTCTCCAGTATTTTTAATTTATCGTTAATTTCTTCATTAAACTTAATCACTTCTACAGCCATTTCCTCAATATACGCATCATCGCGCTCTATTCGGATAATCAATTTATTAAGGCGCTCAGGCATACGAGGGTCAAAGCTCATAAAGTCACACCATTTACGACTTGAGCAGGCCATTTGCCATTGCATCTGGTCGATATATTTTTTAGGTATTTTTTGACTGATTAACATATCAATATGAGTCGCGGTATTTGGACATTTTATTTCCAACATCCCATCGTCACCCACTAAACCATCGGGGGACATACCGGCCTGACTTATTAATGCGTGATCCATAAATGCTATCTGCTCAACCTCCACGTCATTTAAGAACTCGTAAGCCGCTCTAGCCTGTGGCTCTGTCTCAATACCCCATTGCATAGCTGCATTGCTAAAGCTGTCTGATTTAACACCTGTAAGCCTCTCAACTATCAACTGCCCCATGTATGTGGTGCGTCCTGCTGATGGCTTGCCAGATTTCAGCTTTGCCATAATATCGGTAATCTTTGAGGCTGTGACTTTGCCTGCTCGGATTGCTTGCCATTCGTCTGAGCCTTGCGGGTATTCTTCTTCTGAATAAATCATTTTTTAGCCTTTGCTTTAATGGCTGCAAGCGCATTTTTATATTGCTTTGCTGGAATATGGTTAAAGCTGCCGCATTGGAAGTATGCTAAGAATTTAGCCTTATCCACTCCGGCCTTATCTGCCAGCTTTTCAAGTTCTTCTGCTTGCTCAAAGGATACGCGGTTACTTCCATCGGTATCAGCATCTTTAGAAGCTAATCCTAATATTGAATAAAGCGTGTATCTTTGCAGATAGCTGACTGTTGAGCCGATAGCCTGGATTGCATTTTTGCTGCCGGATGTATCTGGAAATTCCCTTAAAGTCGTACACTCTTGATGGCCTAATACATGAGTCACACAGCAAGTCACTGAGATCGACTTTTCATCTTGGTCAGTTTTCCATGAATGAGAAAGGCCGTTATTCACTAAAGCCTCTGAAATTTCTGAGATAGTCTCAGCTAGTCCAGCGTAGTTTGAATTGTGTGCTTTTTTAGTGCGCTCAATCGTTGGCACTTCTGCTCTGAATTTACCCATCGCCACAACGTAGGCTTTCTTTGCCTCTGCTGCTTCGTGGCGTTCTTTTAAATCCATAAACTTTTCAATCGTTGCTAGGTCAGCGCCTTTCTCGATTGCCATAGCCACATAATCAATAGCTACTACGTTTTCTTTAATTGGTACAATCTCTTTAATATCATTCATATTGTTTCCCTCTTTTAATTGGTGGGTGGGCGGGATTCGTCACCCGCATTACCACTAGAACCTTGAAAGAACTCTAAAATAAAAACAAGGCCACCCATTAACTGTTTAACCTCTCATTTCTTCCGTAATCTCTGCAATATCAATGACTTCTATTCTAAGTCATACTTAATTGTTATTTTTATATCGCGACCTTGCTTATCGTCAGAATTAAGCATTGCCATTTCGTCATTTTCAGCAACACCGCAATAGCCGTATGCATTTCTTAGTTTTTTTGTTGCGTAATCAATAATATCTTTTAATATTTCGTTTTCCATATCGCTCACCTTTTTATTTAATTAAAATCACTCTCACGCACGCCAGAGTCATATTTTTCCTGCTCCTCGAAAGAGCGATCTTCTCTGCACTCATCTCGGTATTCAAGATTCTCAATTCTGGCTTCCTCTCGCTTTTCATCGCGCATAAGCTCTGCTAATTCTTCTTTATCAATCATTTTCTATGCTCTCACTTTTACATTTCGGACAAGACGGACTACATTCTGGACATTCGCAATAAATAATTAAGTCTTTTCTTTGTCCCTCCCATCCGCAGTTTTCGCAATAAGCCGGTAGCAAGTCCTCATTATTGGTAGCAACAAGCATTTCATTGTTTGTCATTATAAATTCATCCCTAGAAACTGGCGCACTTCGTCTAAGCTCTCCGATAACTCATACAGACTGTCATCACCTTCTCTTGCGGCCTTCCCATGTAGCTCACGAATAACATCGTTTAGAATATCTATTGCTTTTCGGTTATCCATTAGACTGTCTCATCAATTTTATGTAAGTTTTCGCAGGTTTCGTCATAAATTGCGATAGTGCCGGTAATTGTATCGACTAATAGCTTGTAATCAGTAGACCCTGCCGCTTGAATAAATCTAATCTGCTCACGGATAGAGTCTATTACCATTTCTGCTGCTGCTTGTTCGTGCGTCATAATTATTCCCCTTTATTTAATATAAATGTACGCTTTTAGGGCGTAATAGTCAAGTGTTTATTTGTGTAATCGAGTAAGTTTTCCTCGGTATCATAACGAGCTTCAAATTCAGTGAGCCACGGATGTCTCGATACATAATCCTCACAATTACCGCCTTGCCTGTGGTGGTAAAAACATAATCCGATTGTCTCCTGGTTGCCGTTTCCTGTTCTGCCGTTAAGGTGGTGTATATCGCAGGGGGTGAATATACCTTTAAACTTCAAGCAGACGATACAGCCCATCTCAGTGATAGCCTGGTAACGCTCTTTATCGGCTTTCTTCATTCTCTGCTTCCATTATTGCTCTTCCAATTAATTCGGGTATTTGTGGAACAACAGCATTTCCTAATCCTTTAAGTCTGTGTTGGCGCATCGCCGTTTCGCCTTTCGGCGTGGCATTGGAGGGGATGACTCTACCCGGGTATATTCCATCTCGTACCCCATTAACCATTCTACAAACTGCGGGTTCAGGCGGCCATTTTCCTCCGAGACACACATACTCAACATTACCTGCTTGCCCTTTTCTACACGCCGCTTGATTGCTGGGGTTGAAAGACAGCCGCGGCCCCGGTTGTCGGCTGCTGATGGGGTTGGCCAATACTTCTGCATTACCTGGTCCCTGAGATTCGCTGGTTGACTTCTGCCCTTCCTGGTCACTTCCATTTCCCGCTTGATTGCTTTCTCTGATTTCGGTGGCATCCCGTCTAGTGTGTTGGGGGTAGCAAATAATCCAGACCCTATCTCTGTGATGGTGCGCGCCAAGTTCGGAAGCCGATATGCAATGCCATTCACAGTCATACCCGATCTCGGCCAAGTCTCCAAGAACTCTGCCAAACCATCTCCCGCTGTCTCCACTAATGAGTGCTGTGACGTTTTCCACGATTGCGTACTTAGGTCGTACTTCGCCAATAATTCTGCACAATTCTCCCCATAATCCACTTCTTTCCGCATGGATGCCTTTTTGGTTTCCTGCAACCGAGAGGTCTTGACATGGAAATCCACCGCAAACAACGTCTGGTCGAATCCCATCTGCATCGAGTCTTTTTTTCGTGACATTCCTTACATCCTCATAAATTGGTATATTAGGCCAATGCTTCGCCAATACTTCTCTAGGAAACTTCTCTATCTCACAAAAAGCAATTGTTTCCATGCCAGCTCTTTCAAGCCCTAGAGAGAAGCCGCCTATACCGCTAAAGAGATCAAGAACCTTCACAATAATCCTTAAAATCCCTGCAATCATCAATCTCAATCACTTCAAGAGGCTCATAACCACCAATGTTCGCGGTAACTTGTCTGGCAGCATCGGCTATTGTTTCTATTTCATCTTCTTTCATCACTCCTCCGTTACTTCTCTTACTTTAATGGTTTTGATAAACTTTCCGGCGTTATACATATCGCAGTTATCAGCACTAGCCTTAATAGTGCATAACATGTTTCCTTTTTCGTATATTTTAACCCAAAACTCCATAGGCTCTTGTTTGATGCGGTAGTCAAAATTAGCCCAGTCAAACGCTGTGTCGTCTTTTTCTACCCACCCATTATTGCCCATTCCACTGGCACGGTTACGCTCAATATGTTTTCCGTCTTGCCTCGCCTGCATTACTTCAATTTGCTCTTTTAATGTTTTCATTTTTCCCTCTCTGGCTCTAATAAGCTGTTAATCATTTCCACCCATTTTTCACTTGATAACGGTCTTTGTCTCTTATATCCGTACTCTGTTAAAATATCGTGGAGGGTATCGTTTAGCATGACAAAGCGTTTACACCTGTTTAGGCGTTTGCCGTTTTCCATATCATATAATTCTTGCGAACGAAACACGCCACCACATAATACTTCCATTCTTTTAGCGCAATGGACTTTAGTGGCTCCGTTTTTGGTTTGGCCTCTTACCCATCTCGCAACTATGTCTTTTTTCATTCTTCCTCCTTTGGAGCGGATGGCAAAGGCATCCAATGTGTTACTTTATAAAGCCTGTGAGCATCAATACTCCCACATTCAGAGATATACCCATCGCCATCACTTAAAGCTATATATCTATGACCAGCCCCATAGTGATCGTCAAATACTAAAATCTTCCCTTTTGGTGGGATTTCATCTTTTACACTTATCCACTCCATCACGAAATACCCCCGTTAAGTGCCGATATAATTAATGACGCTATTGTTCCGACAGATACCATGAACCATCCGGTTAAAAAGCATTTCTCTGAATTAAAGTTAATGGCTATCCAGATTAGTAGTGCGCCTATTATTGCTATTGTTATTGATAAAATCATGCTGTTACCTTCTTAGGATTCCAGTTTGTGAGTTTTTGTATTTCTTCCCATGATGATGTTTCTTCTTTAGGTGGTTTTTTTCTTAACTCGCATCCTTTTGCTTTCCAAAAGTCAAACCCATCCTTAATGCTAGGTATTGTCACCTTATAGACGTTAATACTTGGGTAAGCCTCGATTATTTCACACTCTCTGCCTATCGTTTCAAGATGGTTTCCGCCTAAATCTAGCTTTATTATCGCTATCTCACCCACTTTAAACTTATTCATATCAGAATCCTGGCCGGCTAGTCCAGAAGTCAATAATACGCTTCCAGAATGTTTTACGGGTTAAGTGTTTGCAATCTCTCATGTGATAATTCATTTTTCTGTCTCCGCTTGTTTGATCGCTTCTCTGGCTGCAAAGATAATTTTATCTATTACGGTCATGCTGATTTGTCCTGCGTTAAGCCGAGCCTCAATATCTTTAAGCGTACCCAAAATTTTCTCATGATTATTCACACATTTAACAATAAAGGCGGCGTTTGCTTTCATAGTTTCTTCTTTTAGCCCGCCACATATATCACAGACGATAACAACATCACTAATAATCAGATTATTTTCTTCTTTCCACGGTAATTTTGAATGCTTCATATCTATTTCCTCATTTGTAGCAATGCTTGGATAAGAGAGTCTATTTCTCGTTTGCCGAGTGTTATTTCATTAAGACCCTCACGAATTATTATTTTGCTTTTTGCGTTCTTGTCTTGTCGAACTGTTTGAGCCTGAAAGTGACCCCAGAATTTATGTGACATTGTTATTCCCCTTTTAGATGTTTATCCGGTACCGCTTATAGCCGTAGCCATTATCATAAAATCCTGATAGCTTTCTATATTCCTTAGTTATCTTCTGTTCTTTTCGTATTTGAGCTAAAGAATAAGCTGGGATTGCAAATTTATCATAATGACAAACGTACACTATTTGATTGTCGGGCTCAGAGAAATAGGCCGGTTGCCCATCAATCGTGTGGATATAAATAGTTTTAAAATCACTCATACATTTCCCCTTTATTTATCTACACCTTACGCTTCTATTGCGTACTTGTCAAGCAAAAAAATACCTACGGTTAAGTAGGCACTAGATTTGTGGCTATAGCGTTCTAGGGAAGCTATGTGTGGTTGCAGCCCGTCACGTTCTTGAATTAAGTTCGCCTCCACTGATTAGGTGCGAGGCTATCTCGTACCCACTAGCAAGCCGAGAGTTTCGCTTGTTGCATCGGCTAGTGAGCCGTAATAAACAGAGAGACCCTTTCTGAACTCTCCGAGCCTTTTTTTGGTTTTGAGTCCAGTTAGGTCTGGCTTGCTTGGGCTTTATTGCATCTTTGAAGTATGCACTCTTTGTAGGACAAGGGCATTAATCCTTGCTAATCATACACCCTAGTCATGGGCTTAGGATGTGCCCTCCAGACCTTTAGCTCAGCCCTTCTGTATCGTATGATTATTTGCACGTCTGCAATGCATGACTACATGCTTCTCTACATATTTATTATAGCGCAATCCAAAAAAAATGACCTCCTTTTTAGGGGAGGCCAATTAGTCGCAGAGGCAAAAGGGAATTTTAAACTCTGCACGTCTTGGTTGAAACTTCGTGACGGTGGACGAAGGTTGCAAATTTCCACCGATGGTGTACTCTTTGCTTATCTGGTCAACTTATGACGGCTACCCAGATGCTAAGAGTATAGCATAAATATAATTTACCATGTCAATACTTTTTACCATCTAATATAAAATACGCCCTCATATAATTTACCAGATTCCGGTCGGGGATAACTACGGCAGCGGGTAATCTGAGCAGAAACAGTCATATCGGTACACCCTTAAGATATGGTTGACGGCGTTAGAGTGTTACT